TGAATTAAGCGGAATTTAAAAACAAAAAAACCAGCCGTTTATTCCAGCTGGTCCTCTACATATAATTCCTCTATCATTTCCTCTGTGATATTCATCTTCCCAAATTCCTGACAAACTTTTTGAAGTCCAAGCAGCAACGAAGCATTTTCTGTGAAAACCTCGTTCTGATCCATTCCCAACATGCCAAGCGCGTCACTGAGCTCCTCCCAGCCTTCGCGATCGATATCCTCTCCTAGCAGAAATTCAGCTAATGCAGCAACAATTACGACATACAATACGGCTTTTTTGGAATCTCTCATTCTTATCCCCTCCATTCTTATTCGTTGGAAATAGAATAGACAGTTTGGAATGAGTTATCTCCCTTTCAAAAGAAAAAGCCCGCTGTAGACGGGCTTACTTTACATCTGAGATGATTTTTTGAATCAAACTTTCATCAATCAAATGGCTGGCTACTGTCAATGCCTTTGCCATTCGCTCCTTATCTCCATCAAAAACCTCGTGGATAATGTGACGCACACTTTCTTCATTCAGCATGAAGTTCTTGGCCATCGCCATAATCCCAACAACGGCTTCATGATCTTCGAGCGCCTTCGCAGAAACTTTTTCCTTTGTTTGTTGAATGATGATTTGCATCCGATCACTTCGCAATGTTATGACCTCCTGGCTTATTTACAACCGAATATGTATTCCAAGGGAGACATCCTCCCCATCTGTCTAACCTATGAACGTGGAAGGAGCACATCTTGTTTCAAAAATTCCCAGCAATAAAGGGGGTGAATTATTCATGGTTGTCGACCTCTACCACCATCTCTATGAATTACTTTCTACGGATAGCCAGTTGCTCGCATTACTCGGAATTGCTCCAGAAGACAAGGACTCCCTATCGAAAGCAGATTATCAAGCGAAGAAAACTCGCTCCGCTATCTGATGTTGCGAAGCCGCTCCTTTCCTTCTACGCAACCTCCGGAAAGCGCGACACCGATAATCCGCTCCTTCTCACCAGCTTTTTCCGATTAGATGTGATCACGCCTGGCGATATCGAGCTAGCGCATCAAATCGCGAACCACCTTTTCCATCTCTTAGACGGCAAAAGCTTATCGATGAATGGAATAGAAGGTTTGGACATGTACGTTGTCTCGCAGCTGGAATCCGATACGGGTCATTCCTCTGCGTACTGCTTCACACTGGTCACGAAGTTTACTTTGCAAGTTTGTTAGACATTTCAAAACCCCGTCTATCCTATGACAAGCTGATCGCGATTCCCTTTTCACACGATTCAGCAACAGCACACAAATCCCCTATCTAGAAGGAGTGACTTTCATTGTCTAAAAAAATGATTATCAAAGGTGTCGGTCAATTTCTTGCCAAACGCGCTTCCAAGGATGGAAATGGCGTCGAAGTCATTACGCTTGGTAATATGCAGGACCTGAAAATTGACATGAATGTTGAAATGGAGGATATCTTTGGCGGCGATGGACTCTTCGCCATTGACACTCTCGTTAAATCGAAAAGCATTGAGATTACCGCAACGGATGCCAAATTTGATTTGGCGGCTCTTGAGCTGATGATGGGCTCCAAGCTGCAAGAGCAAAAGAGCGACTATGTATATGTACTGGGTGAGCAAAAAGCAGTCACTGCTGGCAGCCTGGATCGCACAGGATCCACTGGTGGCGCTGGTGTTTGTGAAGTTGACTTTGGCGGTACCCTCTTCAACGGCGGCGGATTTGCTGTTCGTCTGAAAAATAGCAATCGCCTTTTGAAACAAGTGAAGTTGAGCACGTCTGCTGCACCACAAGCTGATGAGTTCATGGTGGATACTTTCAATGACGGCAGCGATATCAAAACTCGTTTGATCTTCTCTCCTGCCCTGCTCAATGAAGATGTGGTCTTCAACTATCAGCGAATCGAAACGGTAGACGTGGTCGACATTTTGATGGATGAAGTGCCATTCCCGGTTCATGTCGTCCATCACGGCTCCTTCCTGCAAAAGGACGGAACCTATGCAGGCATTGAAACAGAGCTGTTCTCCTGCATGGCAAAAGGCAGCTTCTCGATCGATGCGGCACGCTCCACAGCCAGCACTTCCGCTATTTCCTTGTCCGTTATTGATCCAGAGCGAGCAGATGGCAAGCTAGGCAGTGTGAAACGCTTCGTATCTAACAAAAAAGTGTAACTCTTTCGAGGGTAATCAGGCTGAGTGGAGAGCTCCGTGCTCTTCGCTCTTGCCTTGTATTTTTTCAAAGGGAATAACTTACAACGAATCATAGCGAACGACAACGCATTTTAGCAAGTAGATATATTTAACAAATACAATCTAGCATTGTTCTAGGAGGGATTCTTCCGTGCTAAACCACCAAGAAGATTTGGAAAAAAAACACGCAGAGATGATGAACCAGGAAGCTGTAGAGCGGATCAAAAAACAGCAGGAGGCTGATCTGGTAGAGGCTATTTTCTTTGAAGATGATAGTGAAATCAAGCTGCGTGACGGCAAAACCTACCGGATTCCGCCTGTGACCTTAAAAGACGCCCGCATCCTGATGAAAAAGCTAGGAACCGTTCATATCGACGCGATTATCCTTAATTTTCTCCCGCACGAAAACAAGGAAGAAGACTTATTCGATATCCTGCTTCTGGGCTTTCGCAACTACCCTACGGTTACTCGTGAGTACTTGGATGAACATTGTGATTTGGAGACGGCCAAAAAGCTTATTAACATTCTCATTGGTCTAAACGGCTTAAAAAAGTAGAGAGTGGCGAGGGTGACAGTTCCGCCATTCGCGATACGGAATCTGGTGAGCCACTTGATTGGGGCGATCTATTTTTTCATCTCCACAAGGATTGTGGTTTGAAGAAATGGGATATTTGGGAGTACACCCTTCCCCAAGTAGCAGAATTAATGAAGAGAGTGAACAAATACATTCAATTTGAGGTAGAGACACGCATGGGTTTTCCTTTTTTGAGAAGAAAGGGTACGAATTCTGCTGCCAGTTCTCCCCATGCATCTAGTTCGCAAGACTATCAGGAAATTTCCGAAGACGATATTGCCGTACTTGGCAAAGTGTTAGGTGGTCTATAACCCGTTTCTGTCTATTCTAAGACCAGAACGGGATTTTTCTTTTGAGGAAGGTGATATTCATGGAAACTCAACGTTTGACCGATGTCCTCCGCTCTATAACGAATGCTGCACGGAGTTCTGTAGAGCAGTCGGCATCCCCATTTCGAGCCGAGCAAGCTATCCCATTTTTTCAAGCAATGAATCAGCAACTGTATGAATTACGCCAGATGATACGCGACATCGAGTCGAAGCCACTCAGCTTTTCCCGTAAGTACGAGTCTCAGCCAGTTTCCCAGGCTGCTCCTGCTTCCCGGCTGTCCGTAAGCACAGGAGCCATTTCCCCGTTTCGCTTTACTACTGCTCCTGATGCTCCTGTTAAAAGAACAAAAAAGTCCTACGGCAAAAGAAGCACCCTTTACCCAAAAGCATGGGAAGAGGCTGCCGTAGATGTGTTGCAAAACATGATGAGCAACGGCCTTCATACGCTTATCGCCTCGATGGATAGCGAAAATTGGGAGTCAGCAAAATCTTTGAACCGTCTGATAAAAAAAGCAGAGCGCAATTTTTTGTTCAAGGATACAAACATGATGGACTTGGCTCAGGCACGCGTTTCAGGACGCACGACGAATCAAAAGCAAGTGGAAGAAGAAGCACATGGCTTGCGCGAATACTTGCGATCAGGAGTCAAGCAAGACCTGCGGGATATCGCGCTAGCACATGCCGTCAGCCTTGAAGAAGTAACCAGAGCCTACTATACGTCTTCTCGCCGATCAAATGACCCGCATGTAACGGTAGCCAATATTCGGGAGAAAGCAGCCATGTTACCAAATGACCCTCTTGCTCCCCAAACCCGGATGCAAACAATCTGGCAGGCAGCCTCCCTTGAAGCATTCGATATTTTTAAAAATCAGCCCCGTAGCTTTCCCGCACTTTTGTTGCACCTGCTTCAGCGCATGAGGGAAAGTCAGAGCCAATTATCGCTAGCTGTTCGTCTGTTAAAAAATGCTGCGGATCAATACGGAGGAAAAGCCGCCTACGTCAAAGCCCGGCGCAATCTTCATGAAGGAAGTGAGCACCGAAGACAAGAGCGTGTTACCGCACTGCTTGGTCAATCCTCTTCTCCCTTTACACAAGAAGCGCTGGAGATCCAGTCCTGGCAATTGCAAAATCTGTCTTCCTATCAGGCAGCCCGCACTCGATTGATTCGCAACAGGCTCGAACAGAAAAAGGTCCAAGATCTGTATCCGCACAATGACAAATTGCTAAAAGCACTGATTGCAGAAGAGAAAAAGCTGCTGAAACAGTTGCATCTGCTCTGGCTGAAGATGCGCGATGTAGAGCGTCAGGCACATTTGCTCGCCAGCCGAATTCATTTGACCCAGCGGGCATTCGGCGGTTTGCAAAACACGATTACCACCTTGATTCCTGCCGTCACCTCGCTGGACGAGAGACTGCGTGCTCTCTCTGATACGTCCGTTGCTACTGATGAGCAAATCAAGAACATGACCAGTGACTTAAAGCAGCAGGAAAAACAGCTCCAGAAAACACGGGAAGCCTTGAGGGAATTGACAGAAGCACTGTCCACGGCTGTACCCAAACCTCCGAGTGCCGCAGCGGGTCCTCAGGCTGCTCCCTCAGCTCCCGCCGCCAGCAGTTCATCCTCTACCGCAAGCAAACTCCCCCCTGTTGCTGCTCTCCTTTTTGATGAATTCTCAGGTGATTTAAAAACGAAAATACGGGAAAAGTTCTTGGAAGGAAAAAAGAAGGAGGACAAGAAAGAATCGGACGATACGGAGGACGATACGGATGAGTCAAGCTCCACGCAGGATATCCCACCGAGAGGGAGTGCAGACAGAGATCCACAGCCTCCGGGCCCAAGAGTACCACTATGGCGAAAAGGATTAAAAATGTTAAAAGGTTTAGGTCTCGTAGGCGTTGGCATCACAGCACTAAATTTTGTGGATAGTCTAAACACAGATTGGCTGCAACCTATGTTTATGTCCGATTCCCAGCGACAAAGCAAAGTGTTGGAAAATCAAAAGGACCTCGTGAATGAATTCGTGAGTATTGACAAGATGCCTCCTGGTTTAAAGCATGCTTTTTTTGCATCGACATTTCTTACAGGTCTTGGAGATGGTTTGATCAACTTCATGGGTGGCACTGCTCCTTCATGGAGCGATTACATTAACTCTTTCGTAGCTGCTTACAAATACGATGACAAAGACCTCAAAAATGAGTTAGGTAATACCTTCCAGCTGGACGAGAAGGAAGCTCAACTCGTATTCGATAAATACAAAGCTGCGTACAAAGACAAAGAAGAAAAAGACAAGCAATCATTGCTTATAGATATCGATGACAGCGGCTCCAAGCTCGACAATACCCCAATTACTTCATGGGAAGAGGTCAAAACACTCGACCTTGGCAAAGAAGTGGTTGGTCATCACCTGGAAAGCCTCTCTCTAGAGGAAGGCAGGTTAAGATCCGAATTAGAGAGAACGCAGGCTACTCTTAGAAATCAAGGTAAATCCGAAGATTCTCCAGAAATGCTGAAAGCCTATGATGATTACTACAGTGGTATTAATACGAAACGGAATGAACACTTAGCCTTTTTCGAAGAGGTATTCGCTAAAATCCCTAAGGGTTCAGATGCCTCTAACGTAGTAGACTCAGTAATCGCTGATATAAAGGCTTCTATCGCCCAAAATAACCTCGATAAAAACAACCATACCTCCGGCACAAAAATTAAATCTGCAATGAGCAAAGTGAGCTCTGACCTGGAAAATAAAGAGCATCAGTATTACATTGACCGAAGCGAAGCACTCTTAGCTGGTCATAGTCCCAATTCTGATTTCATGAAGAATCTCGAGGAAAAATATTTACGCAGTACGATTGAGTCGGTAGATGCAGGGAATTCTGACATGGATCGTCTTTTGGCCGAGTACCAAAACAACGAAACATATAAGAAAAGCATCGAGGACTTTAAAAAAGGCCTCGAAAAAGCCAAATACGACAATCTCGTATCTCTGCACATGTCCAAGCAGCCCACCAAAGGAACCTTCAACATGCCCGACGGCTTGCAGCCACTGACCTACTGGGGCATGCAAACGGCCAATGGAACACACAGCACCTACGACTTTACCTATGGCGGCGACAGCAATGTGAACATTACCATCGCCAACATGAGCGGAACGGAAGCTGACCTCCAACGCCTCGGCTCAACCGTCAGCGAAGCCGTTCGTAATACACAAGCAAGCCTTTCTACTGAATTGAGCCAACAAGTCCGCTCTGGAATCGCCACGAGCTACACGAGATTGTAAGGAGGTACAGAAATGACCCAACAATACGCCTTTGGCACTGCCAATCAGCGCTACAAAAAAAAGCTGTTCCTTGATACTGGCTTTGCGTTCATGGAAGTAAACGCCCGACTCATCGAGCCGTATTCTCCGCCAAGCCCCCAGCCTTCCTTGCGCGAAATCAAAATCATTAACGCTCCCTCGCACATCCACCACTCCGGTTTTAGCAGCTACCAATGTTCATTGACCTTGCTTTTTCCAGACAAGGAATCGTATAACGATTACTTGAGCTACGCAGGCTGGACCCACAAGTTTTACGATGAAAAGGGAAGCATTTTTCTCGGAAGCGCAGAATCTATTACCCCCCAAGTACTTGAGGCAGGACGGCGCTACAGCGTAACCGTCGATCTGATCCTCATCAAAAAAGACTCAATTGAGCGCGAATCACGCTTTCAGTTTCAAGATATTGAAGGGCATTGGGCACAGAAAAACATTGAGGAAATGGCCGATCTCGGGTTAATCACAGTTATTACCCGAGATGGGAAGCCTGTCATTTACTTCCGCCCCAATGATTTTGTGACGCGCGCCGAATTTATTGCTTTTTTGAATCGGACAAGGCGGCTAGTAGAGCGGATGATTCGGGAATAGCTGAGGCTGTTCCGAGTTTCTGTCTACTCTATATAGGAGGTGATGAAAATGATCAGCTGGGCTGATGTGAATGAAAAAGACTGGTTTTTTAATGAAGTAATGGAGGCCAGCAATTATTTGATGGCCGACGGAGAACCGTTCATTCAAGGAATTGCTTATGGCTCCTTTGAAAGCAATGCTCCTTACTTGCATGAGGAGTACAAGGGCTCCACCGGACAAAAAGTATTTACGCTCGCAGCCAAATTAACACCGGGTGCAGACAACCCCCTCTTTGTCTATATTGACGGCACGCAAACCCTTTTCAAAGAAATTCGGCCGAATCAAACAGACCCGAACAAAACGGACGTCGAGCTGTATTACGCACCATCTGCCAACTCGGTTGTCGCTTTTTCCAGCTTCGGCAAGCCTGCCTTGGACCGTTTTGGCAAACCGATTCCCCCCAACTCCTCTTCCTTTGCTTATCCGAACAAACGCCTCGATAACGGAGACACGTATTTCTACAATCCGTTTAGCCGCCAATTCAACGAGTATTTGTACGCATATGGTCGCTCCTTGAAGCGAATGGATGTACCAGAAGAGGAATGGAAATCGACACCTGCCCAAGACCTCGCCAAAAAATATATCGGACTCAAGCAAGACGTCTATATGGTCAGTCCTGCTCCGGGTGCAACGATTTATCTACCCTACAATCTAAATGGCGTACAGGTGCGCTTCATCTACAACAGCTACGAAAACGGCGCTCTGTTTATGCGAGGCGGATATTTTTCGGTGAAAAGTCCTGGCGTATGGCGAAACGATCGCTTCTTTCCCAATGCCTACATCAATCGGGCAGAGGCTTTTCTGCTCATTGACCGGCTTCGGCGCTCTTTTTACCAACGCTTTACGGATTCACAACCTCCCACTCAGCGGCTGGATGAATCCCATACTGCATACGAGGGGCAACGTGTTTTTCGTCTGAACGGTACCTATCCCGCGGGTAAAAAGCTGCTTGCCGTCAAAGTGGATGGAAAAGTGGTCAACAGTTCCGACTATCAAGAATTTGATGATCATACGGTACTGTTCAACATGCCGCTTGAAGCGGGCAAAAACGTTCATTTCTTCTATGTCAAAGAGACGAGCACCCGCTTTGAAGATGTCGGGCGCGAAAAGTATATGTACAACAGCAACACCGGGGAAAAAATTGCGCTAAACGGCGAGATGACAGGCAGCAAGCCTTCGTGGTGGGCACCATCCGTCCTTTCTATGGAAGACGAGCGATTTGGCAACGGTGATTACCTGGTCGAAGGGATTGCGATCAACAATTTCGCCGATGGAGCAGCTGTCGTCAACCATATGTACGAGGTATCTTCATCCAACGCGGAAGAGAAAGAAAAATGGTTTATGCCTTACTCGCTGCTCACCCGGGCACAGGCCGTCTCTTTTTTGAATCGCTTTCGAAAATGGTCCCTGGAACGGTTTAAATAGGAGGTGCTTTCATGCAAACGATGTCCAATGAGCTGCGGAGAATTCTTTCCGAAAGACTCAAACTGGGAGAATTATCGAAGCCCGCGTGCCGCGTCGAGATAGATCGACTCATCTTCGTGCCGGGCCGTACCGAAGAACTCGATTTCATTATGAGTGATCGGCGGGAAGAGAAAACATTGACCCGCACCATCATTCAAGATAGTTCAAAAGAGGGCGGAACTGCTCTATCCAAGATTTCTTTTGTCTTTCCTGTCGAGGGCAAAAGCATCCGAGATATTACAGCCTATATGGGCGACAACCGCAACCACAAAGGGATTGATATCGCTTGTCCAGTCGGTACGCCCATCAAAGCTGCCTGGGCTGGCAAAGTAAAAAAAGTGACCGTGTCTGAAAAATATACGAGCTTTGGCTTTCGCGTAGAAATTCAGCATGCGGATGGCATGTGGACCCGTTACGCCCATATGAGCGAAATCCATGTCAAAACAGGGGATTATGTCACGCAAGGCACTATTATCGGAAAAAGCGGCAATACAGGAGACGTCCGCTCTGCCGGCGTTACGAACATGGGCACTTATGACGATCCCAATTCCCCCCGCTCCAAAGGAAGAGGCGCTCATCTGCACTTTGAAGTCTGGAACGGACAAGCCGTCATTGATCCTTTTCCTTATATGAATGGCTCGAAGTATCTGTTCGCTGCCTCTTCCAATAACGGCGCAGGAGTCACAACCGATGCCACCTTTGTTGGAACGCCAGGAGCAACACTCTTTGACGAACGCTTTACCAATAATACGTGGCACACAAAATCTGTCTACAAAGTAGACGAGCTGACCAAAAAGCTTTCCATGATCGAGAGAAGCTCGACGGAGCATAGCAACCTCACCTTTACCTTTGATCCCAAAGGGTACAAGACTCTCTTCCCATCCCCTACCGTTACAACAGGCATGAATCTCAAGCTGACCTCCGTTCATCCCGGCATTTTTAGCATGGGGTTCTCCACCAACTTCGGTGAAGGTGCTGGCGAGCTGCGCGTTTTTTTCAATGGAAAAATGCAAATCAAGGTCAACAAATTCTCTGGGACAGAAAACGTAGAGATTCGTGATATCCCCTTTCCCAATGGCGAAATGGAAATCCGTATCGAGCTGTTCTGGAATGGAAAACAAGTCAATCGCTTTTCCCTCCAGTACATTCAGATCAAGGAATTGCAAGGGCGACCCGATCTGTACGGGAACAAAGACAAAGTCGATCCAACAGTACAGCAGGAGTTTTTTGAGGAACGGGAAATTACGAGCACCTTCATGCCTGGTCAGCCGCGAAAAGTATCGCTCCAGGTCGGAAAGTTCGTCTATATGGATACCCTTACTCTGGACAATATTAACCACATCGAAATGGACGACCAATATGAAATGGAATCATGTGAGGCACGCATCACAATCTCGAACCCTGGCGGCTACTACAGCCCGGACTATAATCCGTTTTACTTTCCGGAAACCTACAAGGAAACGCCTTGGTCTTATTTTGTGAATGGATTCCATGTTGGTGTTCTCTCCGAAAATACTCCTGTCCGGATCTACATGGGTTACGGTCTGAATTTGATGCGGGTATTTACTGGGCTGATCGACAAGCTCGATTTGAATGGCGAGGAATCGACCATGACCATTTATTGCCGCGATATGTACAAGAAGATCATGAACAAGGTCATTACCGAGGACAAGCAATATCCCCCAGATGTCGGACATTCTGCCGCACATGATACCAATGTTTTTTCCTCGATGACTCGTCGGGACAAAATCATCTCGATGGCTAAAAAGCAGGCCAAACAGCAGGGCCCAGAGCTCGATTATAAATTTCTGCTTGCCATTGCTGAGCACGAAACCAAAATGGGGACGCTGGGCAAAGGTCTTCCCCCAGGTGATTTCATTCTCGGATATGGATGCTATACCGGTGAAAAATGCGATCCGCAATACCAAGGAATCGAACGACAGCTCTATCGCGGAGCCGTTCGCTATCGGGAAGCCATGGCGAGCAAAGGGTGGCGCTTCCAATCTGTCGACGACGTCAAATATTTTTGGCAAGGAGGAGACAAGGGGGCTTACCAATGGGCAAGTGATACGAATTGGTATAACAGCGTGTGGCAAATCTATCAAAAGTTCCGTTCCAGCACGGAGTTTGATCCAACCCCTGAGTGGGAGGGTACCGCTCCTATCCCAACCGAACCAACCGCTAAAGCCGCCTACCTCAAATCCGCCATCGTACAAGACTTGATCGCCCATGCAGGAATGTATAGTTGGCGCAGCAATCCGCAAGACATTTACTACCCCTATGCCATTGTACAAGAAACAAGCTATACCCACGCGACGCAAGCGACAGGCAAGGTTTTCAAGGCTGTACCGGATAAAGAAGGCGAATTCGTAGAAGTCGATGCCGAATCCATTTTGACCCCAAAAGGTTGGAAAAATCCTTTTATTGAGCCGCCCGGACGCAAATTCGAATCGTATCAATACAAAGTGGGAGAAGCCATAGCGGAAATCATGAAAGATACAGAATTCCGTTCCTATTGTGACCGTTACGGTACGTATCGCTTGGAAGAGATTGATATGAATCGGCCGATTGTAGCTACTTATACGGAGCACGACAATTTGATCACGATTCATAAGACGATCGACTTTTCCCGTGGTAGGAGCCATCTTGTCATTTTGGACGAAGAAAATAAGGCTGGTCATTTCGTAGATACCGAGATTTTGATGGAGCTAAAAGGCGAGGTCCGCACAGGCGTGAGGCACGTTCCTTCTGCGAAGACAGACGAATTGAAGCGAGTGGCCGCGCGACGAACATTTTTTGATATAAAACGCTTGTGCCGTACGCTGCAAATTTCCATCCCTGGCAACCCTGCCTTGGATGTCCTCGATCGTATTTACATTATCGACTCTAATACAACTACCCGCGAAGCGTATACCATCAAAGGAATCCGTTCGATGTTCGATGCACAGAACGGCTATATGCAAATCCTCGATTTATTTTGGAGCAACAACGAGGGGGCGATTGTGTAATGGCCGGGATTGCGAATGATTATTTGATTTATCCAATCCTCGATCTGATCCGCGATGAAGTCCACCGTACCAAGACAGTAACAGCAGACCCGTTCGTCGAGGAACCCTCTGTACGTCTAATCCGGGAGCATCCCCTCGATCCGGAAAAGGTCACGGGTGCCAAGCTATTCTACGAGTCTGGCTATATGCTGGATATTTCCCTCACATTTGGCTCTACAGACACGACCACCTTCCCGCTTGAAGTCGATCAGCTCCATCCAGACTGGGAGTACTATTCTCTATGGCGATTAACCTCGGTTACCGCTGCGGGCTACGCACCTGACGGAAAAACGGTAGGATCTTATCTGATCCGTCTACTCTATGATACGAGGGGCCTCTTAACTGGCACCGATGTCCTTCGTATAGAGAAAGAGAGGTGAGTACAAGTGGGCTTCTCCGTTGTTTATTCGGGCGGGGGCGTGATCGACAAGGTACGTGAACTCCCCTACCCGCACTTTTCCAAATTTACTGAGCCCTTCATTCGCGGACGCATGATTGATGTGACTGCGTCCAAGCAAGTCTTTTCCGATACCTATGCCCTTCCCTACCCGACAGAATTTTTATCCGTGGCGTTTGCTACCAATAATTACTGCGTCGGCGATTACTGGGAGCTGAGTCTGGACGGCGTGAAGGTCTGTGAAACGATTTATACCAAAGAGCTACCGGAGTCCGTCTCGATGGGTAACAGCTTTGGGATCGTCTATCCGCTAAAGCCAAATGCGCAGATCCGCTTTGACTTCCACAACATTTCAGGTACGGAAAAGAAAGTTTGGTACAATGTGAAATTTTTACGCAAGAAACTGTAAAGGAGGCGTATGGATGCCTAGTAAACAAGTAGCTTGGATCGAGGGCGAGGTCACAGCCGATTTGCTCATCAACAAGCTGGCTGATGAAATCGTCAATGCAAAAATCCCGGATACGAAGAACCGCTGGGAAAAGGTGTTTGCAGTCAATGAAGATAAGTGGGTCACGTATACGAAGACGACTGTTGCGAATACGCCAGGAACGTACAAGCATACGGACGGGAAGACTTATCCGGTTTATAAGTTACCAGATTTGCGGGAGTTGACTGCTAATGATGGTGTTCGACTCGTCGATGCAGACGGATATGTCTATGAAACGATTAACTACAACAATACAAAATCAGGTAAAAAAATTCAGGTCATGCAGTTTACCTACAAGGATGATACAGGAAAAAATAATACCCTCTCTATTCCTGGGCTCTTAGTAATTAATGTAGATGATCCTGATCCTACCAATACAGTTGGCAAGAAATGCCTCGCCCTTCAACAGGGAAAGTATGAATTAGATGGTCAAACCTTTACAGCTGGAAATGAATGGGACGAATATCAAGTGATCACACAAGTTCCATCTGACTGGAATGATGTTTTGGCAAAAGGAAAGTGGACTGCTTACTATACATCTGGCGGTACCTGGACTAATATCATTCCCCCTTTCTACAAATTCGGAATGGTCAAATACATTGCCAACCCCGTCCATCACTACGACCGAACTGTCGTCCTAAAAGCCGTTCCTGACATTCCTTCCGGCCAAGCCCCTAACGACTATTTTGTTATGCTAAAACATCCTATTAATCAATACAACTACTTGGATGTGTCCTACGGAAAAGGCTTCAAAGGCAAAAACCCAGTTGGCAAATCTGCCGATACCTACCTGCTAGCCTGCGATAATAGCACCGTCATCCCCGGCAAAGTCCCGGTCGTCCTCGACCAAAAACAAGCCGAACTTCAATACAACAAATGGAACAATCCTGATGATACCGACAAATACACTCCACCTCAGGAAGCATGGGCACTCGATTACGATGACAAAGTGGAAATCAAAAGCCCTTCCTCCCACTTTTTCTACGGCGCCGACTCTGTCGTCTCTTGGGTACCAAACAAGAAGCGTCGCCCAGATTATTGGGTTGAATACAACCTATCCGTCAGTAATGATCGTGTAGCAATCGTAATTGAGGGCGACCCTTCGCCTGATATGGATGCCTACTACAGCAGCTTTGCTTATATCGGAAAAACCATTCCTTTTGCTGACTATGACCACAAAGGCAATTTTGGCATCACAGTCGGCATGGGTGATTTGACCAAGGAAAAATCAAGCTTCCTTCCTGCAGACATCAAGCAGGACACCAATCCTAACTATTCGGGCTGGGGACGCTATACCTCCAATGGTATGTACTCCTTCTCCATGCTGCAAACCAGAAGCTCCGTCTACTTCCAAGCGTACTACCCTGCCTTCATTACCCAGCTCCCCAAATACGATGGAGTGGGCACGCTCCCTCCTGAGCTCTCCAAAATGGTACTCGAAGCAAACGGCTTCCAAAGCTCGAAATGGACGAAGAAATATCATGCATCGCCGATCTATCTGGTACACCAGTTCGAAGGCTATCGTGGCTACCTCGATAGTGTCGTAGCAATCGAGGACCATAATCTGATCAACAAGGACGAGCTCGTTGTAGATACAGAGGAACCAAAAGATCCGAAGAACCCCGCTGCCGGAACTTGGACAGAGGTATACAAGTTCTTCCGAATCAATACCCCTGTTAATTTCTTCAAGTATTCTCCCAACCCTACCGATTGCACCATCGCCATCTTAAAAGAAGTATATTAAAGGAGGATTTTCACATGGCCAATTTTAAATACATTGAAAAAATCACCACTTCTAAAGAGCTCCTGGATACGATTAAATCTGAAATCGAACAAATCACCAACTATCCCCATAACGCAACTGCTGGAGAGACGCAGGAGAAATCTACCTGGGCGGTCATGACCGATCTCACAAAAAAGGATTCGGCTTCTGGCAAAACCTCCGAGCTAGTCTTAAAGAGCATCTCTAATATTAACAACGTGACCAAAGAGTTTTATGTAAAATTCGTCAATCCAGGCTTCACCAACCCGAAGGAACACAGCTCTCTGACGGTTCAAGTATTGACAGACTACAATGCCACAGCCAAAACCTTCGCAACAGAAGGACATCCGGTTAATTTCGAATGGGCTGACGAGAAATTCGTCGTGAATGGCAAACCGACAGATCGTACGATTGATAAACCTGTCTACCTGTACATGAACGTGATGAACAACCGCCTTTCTCTGGTTGCCGTTGGCGATCCGGCTGTTCACTTTGAAGATTATCGCAAGAGCTTCCTGTACGTAGGAGCACTTAAGCCGTTCAAGTACAACATGGATGATGTGGTTGGAAACATCATGCTGACGGCTGGAGCTGTCGCTACAGAGCCTACTGCTCCAATCGCCCCACACGATTATGGTCAATACACCTCTTTTGGTAACAACACCTTGCAAATGCTGGCGACAAAATCGGGCATTCGCTTCCAAAAACACTACCCTGCCTTCATTACCCAAGCTCCACAGCCGGGCAAAGCATATTCCGATAGCAAGCTCGGCGATACCGGTCTTCTTCTAGAGCCTCAAGGCTTTAACGCATCTGCTTGGACACGCCGTTACCATTTGAGCCCGATTTATGTCGTACACGGATATGATGGATACCGCGGCAGCTTGGATGCATGCATTGCTGTTTCGAAAAACAACATTCTCCACTTGGATGAATTGATCATTGATGTCGATCCAAGCGACACGACCAAGAAACACAAGCAGGAAGTGTATCGCTATTTCGACCATAATACCGAACAAAATTTCATGAACTACTCCGCTAACGTAAAAATGGGGGTCGCTTTCCTGAAGGAAGTTCGCTACTAAAAGAAGTCCCTCTAAAACCGTATAGCTAGCAAAAGGGGGAAAACTAGAACGCATCTCTGGTGTTCCCCCTTCTTTTTGGGAGGTGAACCATTTGACCGGGATTTCTTCTCTAGCAGCCTATCAATTCAGACTTGCAGATCACTCCGCTTCTATTCGCAACTATATCGGAAAAGTAACTTTCACGACTTCGCCCTCCCGTAAGTATTCCTTCGTCTATATTCCCTACGGACAAAGTGCCAGTATGGTCATGCTAGATTATTTGCTCGCGAATCGGAAATCGTTTGCCGCTGACCTTCAAGACTCCTTGCAGGATATGATCCGGAATGATACTAGCATGGCCAATCCCATGGAGCTGGTCGTGGTATCCGATCGCTCGCCGTTTAAAGAGAGCTTACTTCAGGACGATGCCTTGGATGCTGACCGAATCATTAAGCAACCGCTACAAGTCATTCGTCGTGTACATTTATCAGATCGGGTCAAAACAGCAGGAATGGCAAAGCTCAATCCAGCCCAAATGTCCGTACGTGTGCAGAAAGATGAGCTGCATATCGATTTGCCACCAGCATCGGCAGGCCGTTCCATTTCTAGCGAAGCTGTCGTCAGGAAAGAACAACCTGGAGCAACACGAACCGAGCGTTTCGCCGGAAGAAAGATAGACGAGTGGTTCACGGGAGAGCGTGCTTCCACGTTCGATTTATTCGTCAATACCGAAAGAAGCTTGGCTGAGCGAAAGTTTTGGACTTCTCTCTTTGTGCAGATGGAAAGAGAATACGCAACCAGATCGATCACTCAACACCTATCTATTGAGAACAGCCTACCTCTTTCCCGCCGCGATAACAGACATACCATGTTTACGGATTGGTCTCGTTCCATTGGAGAGCGATATACTTCCTTCCAAATGACCCGACACTTCGTGCAAGCCTTCCACAGAATGAAAACAAAGCCGACGAAAGTGCTTCGCGACATGGACTGGGCTTACCTCAAAGCCCGTCAGTATGACGCCTTGCTGCACTTCCTTAAACGTGCCAGCAGGATCGCTACGCAAGATTTAGCGATCCATCGGGCTTCTACAGGTTTTCGAACCATGCTCCAAGGTGGTTCCCTTTTACAGAATCGCGACTGGGGCTATCGAGATTTCACGCGTCTTCTCTCCCTCGATTCCTTTTCACCAACAGCCTTCCGACCATACCAAAATGACTTATTCATCAATCGCTCTCGACTCCATGCTACTCGTCCCAATCAATCCCTAGGTACACTCATCACGGAATATGCTATTGGTAATCGGGACGTGGTTTCAGAGCTCGCTATTTTCCTATCACAGATTACGGGAACCCGAACGATTCAAACAGATGCTTCGCTCATGACCTATCTGGAACAAAGCTCCCGACACACCAGTCCCCTCTTGTTTGTTCCCAATCCCATCAATGATTCTCTTCGAGAGAAAACCAATCCGCTCTGGATTCCCCAGCACTTCGAACTCGGAAAGAAAGATCTTTCTCGTCCCACTTCGATTATCAAGGATGACCTTCGCGCAGATCGCCAGCTCATGCGTGCTGCTCATCTTTGGGAAAAGGAACGCGCCATCGATCTTAGTGGGGGCAAAGCACCTAAGCCATCCTTTTATCAGGATGAGGATGACATTTTCGCCAATCTGGAAAATGTACGCCCAAGTCTCCTGACAGAAGAAATGGTCTTCGCAACCATCTTGCGCTTACTGCCCGCTCATCTTTTGGAAGACATCCTTGGTTCCAAAGAATTTCCTTCCCACCTGATGGACGACATGATTTTTTCCTCGCGCCTGACAGACGGCCAAAGCATTCTGGAAGCACTCATGGAATGGGCGCTGACCAACAAGACTTTCGATGCTTACGTAGATGAGGAATTTTTGGAGGGTGTACGGACACGGGTTCAGGCATTGATCGAATCTGAGGTCATTTTCAGTAAAGCGTTGCAAGACAGGGCCGGCATTCTTTCCTTTGAGACATGGGAGTCCACCCGTCAGAATGAGATTCTCTCGCATCTGGAGGAAGATGGGGTTGCAGGAAAACGGGAAGTATTGCTCCCTTCCACGGTTGAAGGGGTCGAAATCACTAGTCAAATGGAGGCAGCCCCTTCATCCCTTACAGAAGCACTAGTCGGCGAAGATGTATTCCGTCCAGCCGAGCTACAAATTGAGAATCCTTTTGGTTACATGGAACCCGATCCGTCCTTTTTATTCGATGAGCATACAGCCCGCAAATCCGCTCACGCCAGCGACCTTGACGAGTTGCCGGTCACCGCACTGTTGCGCAGCAGAATCACGGAATTGTGCAGCGGCTATCTCTTCGCTACCTCCCCGCATGAACGAGCCAGTTACCTCGTCGATTTATACGATGTGGCAGAAAAAAGCGCGCGTGATGGAGAACTGCAAGACGATGAATGGCAAAAGTATGCCAAGCTCGCGTTGGAACAAACGGTATTGCATGAGCAACTAATAGCCTATCAGCCGGAAGCAGCTGCTCATTTGTTCGAATCCATCCTCAGTTACAAGCTACCAGATCAAGCTGTTATCAACGCGGATTGGGTCGCTTCCAACCAAGAGCGCGCTACCTCGTTGCTCACCCAAATCATGGGTAAAAAAGAACTCGCAGATGCCGTGATCCTGGAATACTTGGCTGGCCAATCGGATCATAGAAAAGGTCATATCGAGAAACCATTACTTTCTGTTCGCGACTACAAGAAAGCATGGGCAGATCGTATAGAAGAAATAGGACAAGGTTTGGTCTACGACTACTCCAACGATGTACTCGAGGCTGAGCACGATCCCGAGCATTGGTCAGGTGGTTTTTCTGTTCCAGAAGCGTACGATCCCCACGATCCATTCAATGCGTACTATCCATGGACGACGGATAGGAATGCACTCGCGATGGGGCAAGACAACTGGACTCGTTTTGGCTCTGGCACTTGGGAGCATAATCGCGACCAGGGAACTTTTACCCATACAAAGGGCTCCAGTGGCATGAGTGGCTTCATTCGAAACGACTTTACCTATTCAGACTATCAGTTTGAGGTCGATTTCAAAGTAGATGAGCCCGCAGATGGAGACAGTGCTGGTATCGTGTTCAAATATCACAACGACCAGAACTACTGGATGTTCGTCGTCAGTGACGGAAGCGCAAGCGGTATGCCGCGACCCATGCAGCTTTTTAAGGTAGAGAATGGCAGATCAACCATGTACTCTACCCCGATGAACCCGTTTGCCTGGGAAAAAGAGAAATGGTACACGCTGCGTGTTTGGGTTACGGGTAACCGCATCCGCGTCTGGGTAGATCATAACCTGCAATACGATTTTACGGATTAGAGGTGATCATTTTGGGTCATACGTTTGGCATTTTTTCTAAATCAGTGGGCAACGTCACATTCGGAAAAATGCGCTCCTCATTAGTAGAGGGCGCATTCCACCCGAATCATCCGGACAATCCGGTCAGTCCCAATCGCCCTCGTGCTGAGGATCGTTATGCCGGGTATCAGAATCCGCTGTTGGGCGATCCCGGCAAAGGTCAGATTGGTCGTTGGCAGACGGTCAATCTCGACTCTCTCGAAAGCGTGATCGATCAGATGATAGAGCAATTCGTCCGGGACAAAAATTGGTACGCCAAGGTTCGCTGCCGAGAAGCACTGTGGAACATGTACCGTCGCCTGGAATGGTGGGTCAACCAGCAAATCGATCCGCAAAAAAACGACTACCAGCGTGCCTTGCTCATGGTACGCGATTGCATTTACAAAATCCTGAAAAACGCCGAGCAGCCGGATGGAACCCATCAAAATGTTTCGCTGCCAGTTTGTCCGGCTCCTTACTATCATCACTTTAGCGGTTACTATCTCAATCATTACGATGCCATCGATAAAGAAGTCCCTACATTTGATATGCGGACTCTCCCACTGTCGGATAAATTTCACGGCTTGTTCCGCTACGTCTCCTCGACGGAAGATCAGGAATGGAAGATGGTTCACTCCGTCGGTTCCAATGAGATGGCGGGGAGTGAAAACATCATGAAGCTGGATGTGACCACACTCAAGCATGGTAATTCCAGTAAAGTGACCTTTCAGTGGCGCTTTAAAAAGCAAGGTTTTATTCGTTTTAAATACATGGCTAGCACCGCTCCTGGCGATGGGTTGCTGTTTTTTATCAACAACAATCAGGTTGGCGGGGAATGGAATCAAAGCAATAGCTGGCAGGAAGCGAAGTTTCACGTCAAGCCGGGGCAGACTTATAAGTTTGATTGGTTTGTGCGGCGGATGAGTGATCGGCGGTTTGGGAAAAATGCCGTTTATGTTAAAGATGTGGAGTGTGTTGAGGTGGTGCAGAGCCTGGATGAGCAGACGCCGCCTGATGTGGATACACTTTTCCAAGAAGCTTACCAACAAGTTGGATGGCAATGGATTACAAAATCAAGTGAGAGCAAAATAATGACGAATTTTTTTGGGGGAGTAACAACAACTACTAATAATGTACGCGAGTATAATATTAAACTTGATAATGAGTGTGACGGAATTTTCTCTTTTTCTCATAAACTAGGTGGTTATACTCCACCATACAGATTTGATATTAACACCTTCTTTGTTGATAGTTTCCATGAGCATTCTGAGTCAGGATCCGCACCACACCAAAGTAAAGTTGATTCTTCCCATGACTTGGAGTGGACCTTACACCCCAATAGGTACTCCCAGACAACCGATAATTCAGCCAACTCGGTTTATATCGCTAATGTTGGGGATGAATCGATGGTTGAGATAAATGGAAAAGTAGAACTAATTTGTCCTCCATTAGAAGTTGACCATCATCAACCCAAAACTGTAGCAGATATAGATGATGGCACAACATCATTCTCTTTTTATGGGGTAAATATATGGCGCAACTGGTTGAACCCTAAAAATGATAGAAAAGCCCTTGTTATGGAAGATCCAATAATCCAAGGTACTGGTGATGCCACCACAACAATAACTATTAATGATGATGGTTGGTTTGAATTTGACTACCACTGTAATTTCAGAGGGTCAGAGTCTTTTGAAGTTCTGGTAGATGGCGAACAAGCACTTTATTCGTTAAGTACTGATGATATCCGCTCAGTTAAAATCCCACTTACTAAGGGTACTCACTCCATTACATTTAGAGTTTCAGATTCATTCACAGAACTCCCCTTTATAGATGATAAATCTGCAAATTTTGATTACGATGATGATCATGAGAAAATCAGAGGGAGGTTCGGGAGTTACATTACGGTTGACAGAGATCGAGATTGGGATTACAGTGATCGCCAAAATATTGCATTCACAGAATCAGATCATGCCGAAATACAGTACAATATATCTCTTAAACCTGGAGCAACCCTCGATTTTTCTGAAAATCTTACGTTTGAACCAACTACTAATCGAAATGATTTCCAATATTATAAAAAAATCTGGAGTGAAGAATTCAACGAAGGCAATGGTAAATGGAGTTCCGACCTCGATGTTCGCGACAATTGGGAATGGGTAGATATCTACCAACTTTACCATCCTGACTCTGCCACTGGTGACATTGACGACGGCGTACTTATGGTTAAAGACAAAGATGGTACAACCAATCGAATCTTTTTACGTGAATTTCGCCTTCGTAGACCGGGCTATGTTCGTTTTGAGTACGGAGGTAAATATAGTAAGTATGAAGCACTGAAACTATATGACAACGGCAAGTTAATTTGGGAAGGAAATCAGAATCACGAATCGGCAGTCGGCATCTATGAAACCGTAATTCTTCCTGCGGGAAACCACGAATTAACGTGGGTATATCAAGACTATGATGAAGTTGAAATTGAAGTTGGGTCCGGCTCGGACGGAACTGAAGAACTTACCCCCGATGAAGCAGAAGAGAGTTGCTTTCCAAGTGGGAATGCGGCTTCTGAATTACGTTACGATATTTACGATGGTGGGCTTCCCAATACTAGAAAAGCTAAACTAACCTGGAAGGGACATAGCCAGTCTACTAACTCTGGCAATGTAAACAGAGAAATAACAGCCCCCAGTTACTCAACGTTTTCGTATAAAGAGAACTTACTTGTATATGGGGGAACGGGAATACCCCATACCAGTGTCGTTAAACCTACATTAGACTACTATGACTCTTTGACATATGGTTGGCCTGCAGTTCTTCCAAAACTTATTCCAGTCCCTCACCGTTCCTATTTTTCCATTGGTTTTTACCATGGAGGCGGAGACTTGACCATCAGCTTTAAAGCAGCAGCTCTCTTGAGAGGAACCAATAGTAGTGGGTATGAAGCTACTCACACTGGTCCTCGTGGTATTTTCTCAGTACACCTTACTACACGACCCCACGACTATAACGGTGAATTACTTTTCATCACTACTGACAACGTAGGAAGAGGCGGAGTAGGAAATATTGATTGGTCTAAAGCTCAACCAATATCTAGAACATTAAATAAGCCTGCGGGTAAGTACTATATTACACTCTCTTTCCTTGACTTTTTCAATGATACTAATATGGCACTTGATAAGTATCAGTATGGGGCCATAAATTACTTATTTATCCAAACTTCTTCCCTTAAAAACACTGGGATAGGGACATACGATGATTCCAAAGTATTAATGGAGGTAATTGACAAGTCCACAAATAAGATTATTCAATCTAAAGAATATAAAGGTGGTGGGACTACAACTTCTAATTACCTTAGCTATCCTATTAACATTAATATCCCTCCAGGAAAAACCTATCAAATTCGTTACACTCTACTAAAAGGTAAAGGCACAACTGGTGGACTATCAGGTAAAGGCGGCTCCTTTGCTTTAAAAGAGGGTACATTTTCAGAGAAATGGGTACCTTATTGCTGTGATTCTACTGGTCACTGCTATCCCAAAAAAGACTCCCCTCACACTGGCAGCCCACCTACTCCACCTGAAACTAATTGGATAATCCCTGATGATTCTTGGTGTTGGATCGATCATATTGAAATATGGGAGAGCCCTAAATCGGTTGAGCTTTGTAAAAATACTAGACTTCGAGTTCGCATTTATGATGAGGATTCTGGTGATTTAATTTCTGAAGAAGATTATACCGGGGAAAAGGAGCAAGAAATAACAGCAAGCTTTAAGAATACAAGTAGCGACGTGAAAAACTACAGCATTAAATACAGATATTATTCTGACTGTGGTGACAAGGCCACCCTTTATGATGCCCAAGTAAAGATTTCAGATTCAAAACCTGTTGAGCCTTCCAGTTGTACTGTCCTCGGATTCAAAGTAACCGAAAACACAGCAATCTGGATGGGAGGGTGTAACGGTAGCAAAATGTATTTAAACGTGTACGCACAGGATGGAAAACTAATTCATTCACAAACGTTTTTGGAAGAAGGCGAACAATCCTTTGCCGTCAATTCTCTGCTCCCTACCCCTTCTCCCTCCTATCGCTTTGAATTCATCACCGAACAAAAGGGTACAACCAGTGCCGTCACTGGTAAAGAGTATAAAACAACATTTCGGATCAAGGATTTCCAAGCTACAGAAACATGGGAACTGATTCCCGAACCGTTCAACTCCAAGCTCGAATTTTATATCGACAACATATTAATGGATACTTTCACGCAACAAGGCGGCTTCTATGATCACTACTACCCTGTTGAAGCAGGCAAGCATACGTATAAATGGAAATTCATAGCGCAAAGCAGCGGACAAGTCTGGGATGCCTGTGAAATAGACTACATCAAACTAACCAACTGGATCTGCGACAAGGTCCTCGTCACCCCCTACTGCGATCCGGGCAGTGGAGACAAATGCGTCGAAGCACTGATCAAATGCTTGCTCGCGATCTGGAAACAACGCCCTGAGGCATGTGTGATTGGCAAACGAATATGGCTATTTACGTAAGGAGGTACTTCTATGAGTGTAGTTTCTCGGCGTAAATCGGGGTTTCTCTTCGAGGATTCTTTCGATTCTCTTACCCTCGATTCCAAGTGGAACATGACACCAAATGACTCTTCAAGGTGGTCGCTATCTGACGCACCAGGCTCGCTCCGTTTAAAAGGCAGAGCCGAGCCGCTTCAACTCTTTTTAGACACACTTACCCCCGTGAAACAATTCGTCCTCGATATGAAAAATTCATACAATCCAAAAGCTTCCGGAAGCACAGGCGGATTGACTGTTTTCATAAACCACAATGACTTTTTCCACGTCGAAGAATATTACGATGCATCGCAAGGCACTGCGAAAACCTTCCCCTGGCTTCGATTAATACGCGATTACAATACCTACACCGCGTATTGGTCCGAGGACGGAGCCATCTGGCACATCATCGGTTCGGAGGAATTCAACCGCCTTGCTCCCAAAATCGGGATGTTTCTCAACAGCAGCGCTACAGACGACTATCTGGACATGGAACACGTCCGCGTTTTCTCCCTCCCCACTCTCACAGTCTCAAACCTCTCCCCCGGCATCCGCGTGGAGCTGCTCGATTCCACAGGAGCCACTGTCGACTCCAAAACGTGTCGGACAAGCCAAACATCCATTCACTTTGATATGACTCAGCATCCTATTCCTTTCACTGGCTCCCTCCGTTTTGCAGAAGCAGACGGAAAAACAACCATTAGCTCCAGCGACCAGATGGAAATGTGGGGCGGGGACGAATACGACTTTTCCCCCTCTCTCACCCTCTTTTTTATCAATGGCGAAGGAAAGGAAGTCCACCTGCATGACAACACGGAGGAGTTTCTCGGTCATATGCTCCAAGGCCAGTATAGGGAAGTGAAAATGATCGCCCGAAATACGATGCATTATGGGACTTTTACGGGTATCCAAGGGGTTCTCACCTCCTATGCAGGTACCAATCAATACAAGCGGCTAGTAGATGTCGCTACAGACAAAAACGGCGTGCCTGGTACGTGGGGCGACGCCTTCACCCTGCCAGATACTGCCGCAGGAAATGAACAAGTTTTCTGGACGCGGATTTCCCGTGAGACTGATCCATCCCTCGTAGATAAAACGACGCATGTCCATTTTGGGCTTAATTTGTCCGTCGTTTATACCAAATAAATCGAAAAGGAGCTGAACGTATGTCGGTCAGAATCACCCGAACAGGCACCGAAGTCGTCCTCGATCATAATGAGTTGGCCAACAAGGGAAAACGTACCCACGCCGAAATCGACTCCTACCTCCAGGAGCTGGATGATGCCAGAGAAAATAAACCGAGCTTACAGGATAAATTCCGTGAGCTAAAAGACAAAGACGCTGAACAGGATCGTCAGCTTGATGCCGTGAAAGGTGCTGTTTCTACCTTTCAAACGGGTCTGAATACGTTATCGTCAGCGGTCAGTGCGGCAGAAGCGAAAAATCAGACGCAAGATCTCCGTCTCTCACAAGTCGAACAAAAAAACGCACAGCAAGACCAAGCCATTTTAAAGCTGCAAAGCGATGTATCCTCTAACCCGAACGCCGAGGTGGTCGCTGCACGCCGGGATCGGGATGGGAAGATCTTTCCCAGTCTGAAAGCTCGGTTGGATGATATGCAGGGGAAGATTGGTTCTGGGGGTGGCGGGGGAAATAATGGGGGAGCCTCGAGCAGCTCCTTTGATTTACAGACACCAATCAATATTTTGCTGAATACCTTCCGTGATGCGGAAACACATAACAGACCCGCCTATCGTCAAAACAACATGTATGTAGATGTATTTAGCGATTCCTCAGGAATTGATAACGAAAGGTCGTCTTATTTTGCCATTATAAATGGTACTGTCTCACCCGGGCTTTACGATACAAATATCATCATGTCCAGTCCAACTGAACCCGCCCCTTATCACGTAACCTCGTCTAGTGAAACATCTGGTTACCCTGGATGGATGGGAATCAACGGAAATTTAACTGATTCCTTTTATACAGATGGAGCGGCTCCTCCGACAGAAGGTCATTGGTGGCAAATTGACTTTTTCGTCCCCAAAATTATTACTAAGGTCGCAATACGAGCTATTGGAATCTCAGCTGGACAGTATGGTCTTGCCACGTTTACTCTGCAAGGTTCACAAGACAATACGAATTGGACAGATTTATACGTAGGATCTCATGCAAACACAGGTTCAGAGTTAGAACACAGCTTTACGAATACCTCTGCATACCGCTATTACCGCCTGGCCAAGCTTCGCAGTTATCGTAGTGCAAACCCGGTAATTTATACCGGCTGGCACGAGATAAAATTCTACGAAATTATTGATGCTGTTACTCTCGTGACTAAGGCAGTTAACGTTGGACGCTCTCCAAAGAAGATTATTACAACTGCGGAGTATACTGACGCGGTCACCTTCGACCTGACCCTCGATGGAACAACTTGGGTAAACAACATCGATTTAAACAAGCTACTCGATACCTCTTCACTAAAAGGTACAAACCTCCAATTACGAGCTAACATTCCGGCTACAGGCAGTTTAAAATCTTTAGGATTTACTTGGTATGACGATAGTATGCTTGTTGAGATGCCAGGTAAAGAAGGGGGAGGCGGGGATCGTAGCAGTACCAAACCGTTAGTAGACGTTGTTGCCGCTACTAATATATTGCGTAATGCTTATCGCACTTTGGAAAGGGAAAATCAAGGGGCATCTGTTCGGCACAATCTGTATGCAGATTGTTTTAAAGATACGTCGGGAATTAATGAATTTAAGTCAGAATCCTTTCAAATAACGAATGGAACTGTCACCAAATCTGCAGGCGCTGTTTATAAGTGGCAGACACTTGGTGTACAGACCGCTTCTTCCGTTGGAGATTATAATAACAACAATTCTTCCTATCGACCATTCAAAGCAAATGGCGCCACACCAATCTATTCTGTTGAAAAAATCTCAGACGATAATGCCGCTGTATCCCCAGGCGGATATTCTGATTACTGGCTTCAGAGTGGTACAAGTGCTGACTTATTCATGAAATGGGTGACACCCGTAGAAGTATCCAAAATTATTCTTTGGATGAATGGTAGTTCAGGACAAAACGGACACGATTATTGCGATCATCAAATTTTTGTCAAAAATCCATCAACAGGTAGCTGGGAAGCAGTTACCCCAAGAATTAATCTCGCTTCAAAGAACGATAAAGGAGTACATGGTGACGGTTCATGGCACTACCCTGTCAACCTTGACTATCTTATTAATGAGGTTAAAGTAACCGTATGGAATAAAAGCACTTACATGACTGTCACTGAAGTACAAATACTTCAAGCCTCTGATAAAAATCCAGTCATGGTTTCGAAACCCATTCCATTGGCAAAAACCCCTACCCATCTTTTGCTGGATGCAGAGTACGAGGGCAATATCAGCATTGATTTGTCACTCGATGGAGGAACCACGTTCACGGCTGGTGTTCCTTTGAATCAGCTAGTTGATTTAAGCACTTTCACTTTCTTACCAAGTAATTCTCTTGTCATTCGCGCCAACCTTAGTGATAAAGCAGTCCTCAACAGCATTGGCTGCATTTGGTATGACAAGGACACACTTCCGACTTATACAGATACGGTAGGCGGTAGCCCTGGAGGTAACGTACCTGGCAACGGTAATTCAATGATCCAAGTAGAGAAATATGGCGTCATCGCATCTTCTGTTTCTCCTGTAGAAGTAAATATCACCATCCCCTACACTTTTGACTATAAATTACCCCCTATTGAGGTTTTGAAATTTGCCCCCGGTGAACAAAATTACACTCTCGAAATTGTATCCTTTTCTAGTAACGAGGCCACTAACTTTGACCATGACAATTATATGGAGCTGGATGGTACGCTACGGCTTAAAACTGACTACTCAATTGAATTGACAGAAGGCGTAGTGCTTCCGTCTGGTAATATTGTGTACTCATTGACTCTTGATGTGAATCAATATTCGAGTATTGAGAAAATCAAGGTGAATTGAATATGACTGCGATGAGAGCTCAGTTTAGTATTACGAAAAGTTTAATGAATTGTTGAGGTGAAAAAATGCCCATTCCAGCAACAACCGGACAGTTACGATCAAAAGTTTCAGATATGCATATCGGTGACTATGTAAAGTGTTGGTACTCCTTCCATGGGAGTAGTGGGAGCCTGTCTGATAGTCCAGCAGGGATATTAGTTGGGTTAGGGACAGATACTTTCTCTACGGCTGGAGAAAAGTCAGTAACAGGAGAGTCTACTACTTACAGCTCCAAATTTTTTTATTTTGTGAAAGTTGCCAAAGGATTGCTGATCGCTGACAGGGTATGTCAACACTCTATATCTTGGGATGTTCTAAATGCCGGGAAGGTAATACAAGGGAAGCCCTATTCGTTTAGTACAAGCGCGAATATCTCACAAGGCTGTGCCTCGAGTGAGAATATTTCAGGTATACTCCGATCTCTCACAGGTGGAGTAGCTTATGCAGATGTAAATGAAAATAAAACCTTAGATGCCAGATTGAGCAATGGAACATGCTTTCCTGTGAACAACGAATATGATAAGTACTTAATGGGATTTCCTCAAAGCATGATAAAAGATGGATATACAGTAGATGATGTATTTCATTACAAAGTACGTTTTACAACTACGCAAGATACCACTATGACAGGTTCTCGTATATCAAGTACAGGAACTATTGAAGTTCAAGACAATACTTGGCGAGTTGGAAGGGGAAGTGAGGATAATTTTCCAATATGGAAAGGCTTAGGGATGAGTAAAACATCAATAGCTTATGAGAGTACAGGTTTTCGACCAGTGTTTGAATATAGGGAGGTGTAATACATGGCTACAATTGGAGATCAATTAACTGCACCAGAGGCAGGATGGAAGCGATATGATAACAGATATCCGTCTATTGCCTATAACGGAACATGGGCGAAAAGAACAGGATATGCAGGTAGTTATGAATTAACAGATACCTACACCTCAACAGCAGGAGACACGGCAACGTTTGACTTTGTAGGAACAAAAATCCGTATCATATCTTTTTTCTGGAACAACTTCACAGCAGATGCAAAGATCACGATTGATGGGGTCGCACATACATTTAGTGAAAGAAGTGCTTCAAATACTCCACAAGTTATCGTATTTGAAAAAATGGGATTGTCTGAAGGTAAGCACCGTGTTGAGCTGAAATTGAATTCTGGGACAGATTATTTTGGAATTGATGCAATTGATATTGATGATACAGGGTCTATTGAATTTCCTATCGGTTTTCAATTAACAGCACCAGCTCAAGGATGGAAAAGGTATGATGACAGTGATCCATCTATAAAATATTTTGGAACTTTCGTACGAGAATCAAATGTAGGCTTTTATGGTGGGGCCTCCAACTATGCAACAAGTGCAGATTTTAAGATAAAATTTAATTTTATTGGTACTAAAATCAGAATAATAGGTAACCTGTACCAGAACAAATTCCCAAATGTTCCAATAACGATTGATGGTGTCACTGAAACATTCAGTCAGTATGGGGATTTAAAGTTTCAAGCTTTACAGTACGAAAAAATAGGGTTAGAGAATAAAAAGCATACTGTAGAGATTACAGTTCCTTCCTATGCAGGAAGTATTGGTTTTGATCCAAAAAACATGAACGTGAGAAACATACAGATGGATGCTATCGATATTGATTCAAACGGCAGACTTCTGCATCCTGATGAAGTAACATACTTAAATGACTTACAAGTAGGAAAACGAATTCGTGCTAATTATATTGCCTCAAATAACTTATTTGGTACTGTGTCTGGCCTAGGAGAGGAATCAAAAGAATTGCTTCCTATTGCACCAACTACTGCTCCAAATGGAGACTTCTACTTCATCATGGCTGACACAGATCATAGAGGTGGAAAAATACTCATTTCGGACAGAAACATTCAATCTGGCATCTCTATGGATGTTTTACATTCGGCAGGGATTGCTTCTGGCAGTGGACTTCCCTCGATAATCTCTGACTATAAAGATACTTTCCTTGTTGGAGGTGGAGCATCTGCATCTCATAACACTATATCAATCAACGGTGCTGGCGGTGTAAGAACAGATAGAGGAGTCACTAGTGGAAAATGGTATTGGGAAGCTTTCGTTCTTGGCAGCTCAAACACTCACATTGGGATTGCAACATCCAATGTTGCTCTATCAAATCCAGTTAGTACAGGAGCTGCGGTTAGAAGTTATGCGGGATCTGGATTAAAGTGGAATGGATCATCGGTTTCTTATGGCTCTACTTATACCAACGGAGATGTTATTGGCATTGGTTTGGATATGGATGCAGGGACATTAACATTCTATAAAAACGGGGTCTCACAGGAAACTGCATTTACAGACTTAAAATCTCTCGGAACTGTCTACCCACTTTTCTTCAGCGGATCAAGCTCAGATAATTTGAAAGCAGCATTTAACTTTGGATACAGTCCTTTTAAGTATGAAGTCCCTCTCGGTTATTCCACTCTTGTCTCTACACCTACTCACGCTTTCTCTTTGCGCCTTCTAACCGGAGGCATTTCTCCAAACGATAAAGACAACGAATGGGATAAACACATGACCGATGACCGTATCTGGAATAACGTAAATCACGGTTCATGGACCAGTACGACCGATCAATCCAACCCAAAGGCACGTGTGATTCGAGGTTATAACGGTCTAACAAACTGGACTTCTGGCACAACAAATCTTACAACACCGGGTAGAGGCTTCCGTCCGGTTCTTCTGATTGAGCCTATCAGCAATAATCGATTCCTCGTACTAGACGGCACAGACGTGAAAACGTACACTTCTTCCGGCTGGGAAACCGTCGGTACTACTCCCCCCAATGACGATATGTTTCTAAATAAAGGCATGCTCGACCTCTCTACATGCGCCCCATACTTGAAAGATTTAATAGACAAATCCAACATCAAAATCCTTGTTTCGAAACCTAAGAGAGAGCCCACAGTCGCTCATCTTACTGGCATCCCAGTACCAAGGATCGTAAAGATGAATAATGATGTTAGCTTTCTCAACACATCAAAAATCAACTCTTTAACCTTATCAGGTACAGAGAAAGGCGTTTTAAGAGTAGCAATAAGCACTGACAGTGGAACAACATGGGAAGCAACACAAAAGAATGGCTCGTGGACAACTGTTGATATTACTAACCCCATTGATTTCAAAGCAAAAGCAATGACAATAGACGATTTCAACAGCATTTCTGAATGGGACGAAAAGATTGGCCAAGCGAGAAACTTGCGATGCGCATTCTACTTCGAACAGTCATCATCCACTGATGAAGCAAGTCTAGACTCCCTTACCATGGATGTAGACTTACTAGATTCGTGGGACATGGCGATGCCCGGAGTTGATTACAAATACGGGTATAACCGAAATACCAATCTGCGAGTCCTTTTACTCTCAGATGGAGATTACAAAATAAACATAGGCTTTGGTGGTAGCAGTGGCTCCATGATCACAGAAGTAGATGGAGGTATATTCTAATGACACTACCAATCAAATTCAAACGAGGAAAAGAAACTAATTTACCTTCCTCCGCCCCTGCAGGGGAACCGCTTTTTACAACAGACACGCATAAACTATTTATTGGGACTGGTACTGGGATTACAAGTGTCGGGGCTGATACAGCATTAAAAGACCGGATTGATTCGATTGAAAAGCAGCGAAGCACCATTACTTATACGCACCACGAAGATTTTAGCAACCGCTCCCGTATTGATTTTGATAAAACTACGGCAGCAGTTCGGACAAATGCAGTCAGAGTTGCCAAAACAGCTTCCTTTCAAGAGAGCTTTGAAAACACCAATTACTACGACAATATCAACTCCAGTAACATCCTATTTGATACTTCGACCCAAAAAACATCACTTGCCCCCGGAAATCTGGAAGGAATCCTCTATACCAAACCGATCCCTGTTAAAAACTCTGATACCGTCACGATAAATGCCAATACTGTCCTTCCTTCTACAATGGCGTTTTCTCACTCGGAACGTCTTACCACCGATGATACTCGTTCTTATTTCCAGCCAATTGCATTTACAGATCGAACAAATCGGACATGGCATGTCGCTTTCCTGAAATCGGAGGGAGTTTATTATAGAGTTGAAAACCCGGATGGAACACTTGCCTTTGAGAAAATATCTCCTACTCCCTTCAGTACTAACTTTGATCCTGCCTCATCTTACGGAAGCTATGTGCCTGATATAAGTTTCGTTGTGGATTATAACAACCGAGTTTGGCTCGGTGTACCAACAAGCAAAGAAAATTTCTATAGGCACCTTTACCTTGGCTGTATTAATAGCGATGGAAGTTTCCATAAGGACTGGGTATTGCACCATTCCATAAGTGGTGGAGAAAATTTCTATAAGGCTACCTCACTTTGTGTAGACAAAAATAATCACATATGGTTCGGTTGGACATATGCAACCAATGGTCTTTACATTACAAAATTCGATAGTGAAATGAATACTTTGATACCCGCATTTCTTCTACCCGGAACAAACGTTCCAGCTAATGGTCATTTGCTCAGCCTTACCCTTTTTTACGATAGTGATCAAGAGGCAATAGTATCCATACATCATACACTATATGCAAGTGGAGTCTTCCTCACAAAAATAAGTCTTACCGGAACTCCCTTACAGCCTCCAAAGCAACTTACTATACAACGCTTCACTGACTCCCTAGCCACTTATTTTGACCCAGATACACGTAGAGTTATTATTGCCGCCGTACAAAATGCCAGTCCTGGCACTATTTACATTTGCACGATAGCTCCACTCTCGGCTACCTTACTCCAAGCAAAAGCACTTCCTAGAACCGCTGATCGTATCCACAGCTTAGTCAAAAACGGAAATACCTATCGCTTCACCTACGATACCAAATTAACCGGTAAAATCTGCTCCCTGTCTGTGAATGCAGATACTCTGGAGATCGCCGACGATGAAACACTCGTGACGAATTTTAACGGCAGCCTCTCTTATGTGTATAAGGACTCCAATCAAAAAATTCGTTGTGTATATTCATCCACAGCCTACAGCAAAAATCTGACGATAATGCGTAGTGATTTTGTATCTACCCCCTCTTCATTAACAATGGAAATTTCCCCGGACCACGGAGCACAGTGGTTACCAGCTCCAAATGGACAAGAGATAAAGTTTTCATCTCCAACCGATACGGTCAACCTTAGGATAAAGCTTATAACGCCAGCAGTAACCATGACCCCAGAGATAACAAAATTCAGCCTGACAATCGGGGGAGAATCAGGCGATCTCACACAGGAATTCGTCAGTAATCGCCTGCCGTCTGTATTTCCCATTCTTAATGCAGTGTTAACAGCGGAAGAGGATCAGAAGCATGGTACAATCAGTTGGTTTCTATCCAATGACGGGGGCTCTAATTGGCTTCCCACAACACTAGGGGAACAGATTACCTTCCCTAATCCGATCAACTCGGACCTGAGAGTAAAAGCAATCCTTCATTCTCCGAGTGGAGTTCTTGATAGTCCAGCCATCCATAGCTTCACCGTCCTTTCCTCCAATCTTGTATCCGATTTTATAGGTAAAACAGGAACCAACCTGACCGCCACCATGTCCGCCGACCAAATCTTAAACGCGGCTGACACCTTCACCAAAATCAAATTCAATACAGCCACCCACGACAACCTCCAAGAGTTCGATAAAAATCAAAGCCGCTTTGTTGCAAAAGCACTTGGCGACTACTTAATCGTTGGCTCGGCACGAATCAAAAGCCCAACCACTTCACCCAACGGACTGCATCTAGAAATCCGAATCAATGGTGAACTCCATAAAGTACTCAGCAGCATCGTCTCCTATTCCAACCATGCCTGGTGTTTAAACGGTTCAAACATCGTCCAACTAAAGCCCGGCGACTATGTAGAGCTTTTCGGCTACTCCTTTTTTACCAATGGCGTCATAGAAGCCATCCCCGCTTATTCTTACTTCCAAATCAAGCAGTTATGGTAGCATTTTCACTCAAAACACCGTGAAAAATTCCCCATACTGTCTACTCTATATATAGACCTCACAAGAGAAAGCAGGTGAATAAACGGATGATCCAAACACTACTCAACTCTTCCACTCTCCCCTTGGTAGTATCCAGTGTACTGACGGCAATCGTCACTTATCTGGTTGCACGCCACAACAACAAGAAAGAGTTGATGATAACAGACAGGCAGCAAATCTCACAAGAAAACCAGCAAATTCGCCAGGAGCTTCGTCAGGAAATGGACAAGCTTCGAGAAGAACTCCATGTTTGGCGCAACCGTTGTATGGAGCTTGAAACCATCGTGCAGGAGTGGCGAGATAAATACACGACGCTGGTCGTAGAAAGACAACAGCTGGAATACCGTGTCAAAGAGCTAGAGACCGAACTTAAAACGTACATGCAAGCGAGGATTTCCTAGATGTTGCCGATCCGGCCGACCTCCTCCACAAGAAGTCATCCACAAAGGTGACACCTACCTGCCTTGGGGCGAAATCTCGCCTCGCGAATTAATTCCCTTCCAAATGAATAACGACTGGATGTTTTCCCCGAAGTACGCCCCGCTCTACTAGCAAAAGGAGGAACAACCTTTGATTGACATGGACCCATTCATTCACAGCCTGAGTCTGCTTACTTTTATGGCAATCTTGATTGAAGCCGTTACCGAAATTTTAAAGAATGCCTTCCCCGTACTAAAAGACCGCTCCACTTATATCCTCTCTATCCTCATTGGCATTTCGCTCTCCCTCGCTTTTCAAGTCAACCCCTTTGGTCTTGAGGGCAGCGGCTACTACGTTTCTGCCGTGCTGGCTGGTATCCTCACCAGCCGCGGAGCGAACTACCTTAATAGCTTTGTGAAAAAGCTAAATACATCCTCGAAACAATAG